GACCAAATCCAGCACATCATCTTCACAGACGCAGAGATCGAGCGCCACCCGGTCATTAAAGAGATTCTAGGATGGTACAAGTAATGGAACTGAACACGTGCCCGTGCCGCCCCGAATTTACATACAAAAAAACAAAGCTTCATCAGACATGGGAGGCCAATCAAGTTCATAAACACGCCAAGGTTAGGTCAAAGGAATTTGAAAATGAAATCCGCGAGATCAAGCTGATGACAAATTGTGTTGTGTCTTGAGTGCCGCGATTGTTCAACATAAATAAGTCCTATGGTCTTACTAAGAATGGACCTTCTGAACGAATCAGAGAGGCGCTTTACCAAGAAGCTTTGTGATGCGATGATCCCAGTCATGATTGAAGCTTTCTGGGAGATTTGGCTCGAGGCCAAGAAGGAGGTCACGGATAAAAAGTCGAAGAACACGACCCTGGTTTTCCAGGAGCTCCTTCGGGCCATCAAAACTTGGAACTCTTCAATTTCCCTCAAGAATACAGAGGCCATCATCAAGAACCAACCTCTTTTCCCGAACCTCATGGCGGCCGTGTTTGTCATCCACGTCAAGATCCTGAGTTCTATTCGGACAGATAGAAAGTCAAAGAAGATTTGCATCAAGCTGCCCGCGAATGACGTGTTCGTCCAACGGTGCTACGAGTCGTGCGCCAAGGACCTGTATGAGCGGCCTCACATAATTACCGAGAACAACTCGGAGGAGGTTCGTAACGACGACCTTAAGATTAGATTTTCAAAGAAAATTGCGGAGGTTATTGAGGATCTCGTTCCGACGGCAGAGATCCTCCAGACGTACCTGCCGTTGCCGGCGGCGGGTGAGGACCTCAACCTTGACCACGAAGACGAGGACCCCGAGGCGGAGGAGGAGGACGAGGTGCCGGACGTCATGAACGAGGACCCTACAGACCCCATGAACGTTGATGGATCCAACATGGAGTTTGGCAAGACGCCAGGGGGCGTCGATAACACCGTCACGGTGAATAACAGCGGGACGCCACCGAACGTCCCAGGAGGCACTCCGGTGGGCGAGCCGGCGGTCTCAAACATGGAGCAGAACCTGTTTGATGACGCGGCCGAGACGAGGGGAGTGCCTGTCGGTCCGCAGCGCATCGAGAAATTAGGCTAAAAAATTGCTCAGCAACTAATAGAATGGATCAGTACCTCCGCGAACCCGCAGGTGCCGCTGTAATCGCAGGCGCCGCCACAATGGCCTACGTGTATGGCCGGGCCAAAATGAACAACGAGGGCCCCCTCAAGAACTCCGAGATGATGAAGCCGGCGTTCCTCGTGGCCCTCCTGGTTTACTTTATCGTTTCACGTGGATCGGAGACTCACGAGACCATGACTAAGGAACCATATTAGTTAAGGAGATCATTCCTAAAAATACTACATGACTACCGTTCAAGCCTTCAATGAGATGATGGGCCAGTTCCTCGACGAACTCGTATCAACGTTCCCCGAGGAAGAGGCATTCAAGACGGCGCAGGCCGCCCCCCGCACGCGCGCCACCTTTGATGATTTCATGAAGAAAATTGGCCCTCACGCATCCCATCTCATGGCCAAGTCTCCTGACTTTTTTAGCGAGCAAAACGAGTTCGTCAAGGGTCTGAACCTACATGTGGTATGGGGTAGTCCGGATGCGACTTCCGCGACCAAGGATGCCATCTGGCAGTACATTCAGACCATGTACATTCTGGGCAACACCATCAGTATGTTCCCACCGGAGACCCTCAGCATGATCGAGGCGGCTGCTGAGAACTGCGCCAAGAATATGAAGACGAATGGTTCCGGTCAGATGGACGAGAAGGCGATGATGGCCGGTATGAACAACATGCTCTCTCAGATGATGGGCGGTGCGGGCGGTGGTGGGCTCGCGGCCCTACTCGGCGGCGGTCTCCAGCAGCAGCAGGCACCCCGGCCCAAGGCCAAGTCCAAGGGCCGAAAGAAGTAATTTCTCAGACTATTACAGAATGGACCCGCGAGAGATTTTTCGCAACGACAAACTCCTCGAGTTCTGGCCGACCGCCAAGCAGTCGGCCCGCGAGCGCGTAGCGGCAACGTCCAGATTTGTTATTTACGCATCAGTACTCATTTACATCATAAATCGCGACTCGCGCGTGTTCGCCCTGGCCGTGCTGGTCCTTGCTATCCTCTACTACCTGTACAACGCAAACCTGATAAAGGACGGCAAGCTTCGTCCGGCTCAGGGTGATGGCCGCGCTCCAGGTCCCTTCCGCGAGGCTGTGTACATGCCGTCGTTCAACAACCCTATGGGTAACGTCCTCCCGACCGATTACGTCGATTACCCAGACCGCCCCAGCGCGGCGTGGTATCCTAGTGTGCGACAGGAAGTTGCCGTACAGTGGAACAATATTCACCCGTTCGAGCGCAAGCGTGACGCCGAACGCAATTTTTACACGGTCGCTTCAACGACCATTCCTAATGATCAGGCGGCATTCGCTCAGGGCGCCTACGGTAAGCCCTTCTCCCCGATCTGCAAGGACCAGGGTGGTGAGGCTTGTGACCCTGATCGTTTCTATTCTACATTCCCAGAGCGTCCTCAGATGCGTGCAGGCAATGGCCGTTAATTCGGCAGACGACGTTCCTGAGCCGTCAAAGTACGCATCATCGCGCGGCGGCCACGACCCGGAAGGCTCGCCGCGTAGCGCGCGCCACGGGCCACTGAGACTGCTGCGCGCCCAGTCAAATTCCGGGCTTTGGCCGCCACCTTAAATGGGGCGGCCACAGCCTTTGCAGTTCCAGAAATCGCTACAGTACGCGCCCGGGCCTCCAGAGCGGCCAGTTTGCGCTGGACTCCCGAAGGGAGAGCGAGTTGCCTAAAACGGCTCGGGATGGGCTTGCTCGCCTCCAGAAGCGCAGGGAGTAGGCGGGGATCCTTGTTCGCCAGTGCCTCGAGGGTTCTTTTAGATGGCTTGAAATTCGATGTAATAGGCAGACCCATATGAGCTTGCTGAAGAACCTTCTTGGGAAACTGGTATCCCTGAGCCTCGAATCTTAGGACGTTGGCCGCCGAGATGACGGGTACAGGCAGATTTATAAGATGACGGTTTCCAAATTTGCGCGGCACTTTGGTACCGTAAATATGGCTCCGAATTCTTTTAGGTTCGTACAAACTCAGGTTTGGCTGACCGGCCGGACACGCCTTGCGACCGCACGTCAGAGGGCGTCGGATGCGAACGCGCTCCACAGCGGGAAACTTGGCGAGTTCGTGGCGGCTGCCCATCGTCCGCGTCATATACGCGGAATTAGGGACAGCCGAGCCCAGGGGCCAGACTGCCAGAGCCTTGCCCCGCGCGCCGACATAGGGCGTGTTGACTTTGCGGCCCATCAGGGCAGCCTGTAACGCCAAAAGTCCGGTGAGACCCTTTGCGAGCCGACCCGGTCCAGCAGCACGGGCGCTCCGGCGGGCACCACGAGCGCGCGCCGGGCTCCAGTGCCGAACACCCGGGGACGCCGACTTTGCCCGGCGGTACATGGGATTCACAGAAGACCCGAGACGGGCCGGGGCGGAACGCCGTCCGGGGCTAGGGCGGGCCCGCGCCGGTGACGCGGACGCGCGGCGGCGGGGTGATGCGCGAGCTCCACCCGCAGGAGCAGACGGCATTGTTATAATAAATCTATAGTTTTTTTTCGAGCCTTACATTAATAATGCCTCGGCTGAACACGAGCCCACTGGTCCTTCAGGAGGGTGTGATGATGGGTCCGGCTACCGTAGTTCTGGCCGACAAGACCGACGTCGAAAGCATGATTCGCGAGCGGACCACGACGGCGTGGAAATCCAACTGGACCGAGAAGCCGTTTGACTTCCCCAACAGCTACGTCACCATCCCGCAGCGCGTGATGGGTTGGAATCCCACCAGCACGTACGTCGACGATCAGAACACTCGTTTCGTTCAGAGATATTTTAGTAAGTAAATAGTAATAACATGGACCCGTTGGCCCTTGCTGCCGTCGTCGGTCTTGTGTTTGCCGGCAAGCGTCTGAGTGATAATTCCACGGCGGAAGCCGAGGCTACTCAGGCTTCGTCGACAACCACGAAACCCATAACTCGCCGTGATACTGATCTCATGGCGAATGCCCATGATCACTCTAAGGACTATTTTGATCTCAAAATTATGACCCCGGACCTTGGACGCAGGGTTGGTGATAATCGCCTCGGCCCCAAGAACGAGATAGGATCTCTCCAGGATCGCTCTCCGGACGCAGGCCGTTTTCCTTTTGGTCAGCCCGTATATGATCTGTATAACCGCCAGAACATCACGAACAAGATGAACAATCTCCAGCCCATCGAACGCAAGAACGTGGGCCCGGGTCTGGGTGTGGCTGCCGACGTCCCAGCGGCGGGAGGCTTCCAAGACTTCTTCCGGGTCCTTCCTACCAACATCAACGAGGAGCGCCTTACGATGCTCGAAGGTCGGCCGGGTCCATCAGACGCCGTCGTCAAGAACGGCGGGACGATCATCGGTGAGATCACGCAGCAGGCCAAGGATACCAAGGCGTGGTACCGCCCTCCGGCCCAGAACCAAGGTGGGGGGCAGGGTGGTGCTCTCATTGGCCCCGAGGGTCGCCCGGATTTCATCAAGACACGCCGCTCCACCATCCGTCACGAGACTGGTTCCCGTGCCGACGGGCTTGAGAACGGCCCAGCTCAGTACAATGTGGCGCAGCCTTACGCATCAGGTGGTGAGACGTCCTACACGGACAAGTCTCTGACGCGCTCGAGTGGTTACCGCGAGAGTGGAAATCGCCCCGAGGGGCCCGGGCGCATGAACGTCCGGACGGATCCCATCAACCAAGGAGGCGCTCCTACAACCCTCAGATCCGAGACGAAGGCATTCCCGGTTCCTCATATGGACGGTGCTCGGTTCCAGCAGTATCAGCGTCCTGAATTCGACAGATTCAATGAGAAAAAGGGTCGCATCAACCCTTGGTCGACCAATTCCGCGATGGATGTGGCGATCCAGCAGCTCGACAAAAATCCGATTGCCCAGCCGCCTCTTTCGGTCGTCTAAAATAATCTAGACCAATTGTAAAATGAGCGGAGGTATCGTTCAGCTCGTCGCAACTGGTGCTCAGGACGCGTGGCTGACCGGTAAGCCCGAGGTTTCTTTCTTCCGGTCGAACTACCGCCGGTATACCCACTATGCTCATTCCGTCGAGCGTCAGATTATCCAGGGCCAGCCGACCGCAGGTGGCATCTCGACCATCCGTTTCGAGAAGAAGGGCGATCTGCTAAGCTACGTGTACTTCACGGCCCGTGATACCAACGGCTCCGTGGTCAACAACCTGGACTGGTCCAATGTGATCGATAAGGTTGAGCTCATGATCGGTGGTCAGATTATCGACACCCAGGACTTTGAGTACTCGACCGACATCGAGCCTCTGACTGGCGCTCAGAACTTCTCCCAGCGCTACCTGAACAACCAGCCTCTGGCGCAGTCGACGCCGACCAACCAGAAGAACGTCTTTTACCCCCTAAAGTTCTTCTTCTGCAAGGACTGGTCCGTGTCTCTGCCCCTGGTGGCTCTTCAGTTCCATGACGTCGAGCTCCGCATCACCTGGTCCCAGAGTCTGGGCTCGACGGTCAACTTCGGTCTGACCAATCTGCCTTCCCTTTCGGTGCCTCAGGGGACGGCCTTCTCTCTGTCTTCCGACAGCGCCGTGACGTCCAACACGGCCAACATTGTGTTTACCTCGTCGACCGGCCCTCTGTTCCCGGGTATGATGCTAACGGCCCCCACCGCCAACCTGCAGACGAACGTGGCGGTTGTTCAGTCCCTGTCCAACTCTTCCTCGAATGTCGTGGTGGCCTTCTCCAACACCGCCAATACCAACGTCATCTCGGCGACCTACCGGACGACCCTAAATGTGTACTCTCCGGCCGTCAGTGGGCAGGTCACGAACGCGACTACGCTTACAGGTTCGTCTGCTACAATTACGTTCAACAGTTTCTCGAGCCCTACGGGCGTCCAGGCGGTTCCTTCCATCGGTCAGTACGTGGCTGGTCTGCCGGTGACTGGCCCGGCGTACGTCTCGGCCGTCTCTGGTCAGGATGTGACTGTGACTTACCCTCAGCAGGCCAACCGCAGCGTCCCGCAGCGCGCCGTAGTCTCCTTCTTCAACGGGACCGCCGCCTCGACCGTAAAGTACTCCGACCTGATGTTCCAGTGCTGGTCGAACTTTGTCTACCTGGACGAGACCGAGCGCAACTTCTTCGCCAAGGGCACCCAGGACCTCCTGATCACCCAGGTGAACCGTGTGACCATCCTGTCCAACCCAGTTCAGGAGCTGGCTCTGGCTCAGCCGGTCAAGTTCCTGGCCTTCGCGTCGGCCCATTACCCGGCCATCTACGCCAACGGCGCAGGCAGTGTGGCGGCTTCTCGGTACGTGCTCAAGACCCAGATTAACGGTGTGGACGTCGGTGAGTTCCGCTCCCTGCCGGCCTACGTGGACGCAGCCCACTACTACAACACGCCCTTCGGTTACATGCACAATAACCAGGTGGCTAACGTGGCGATCATCAGCTACTGCCTGGACACCTCCAAGCTCCAGCCGACCGGCACCCTCAACTTCTCCCGCCTGGACACATTCCGCCTGGTCACCGATCCCCAGCTGCCCAGTGGTATGCTGGGTCTGACGGACCGGTCCAACACCTCACCGTACCTGTACGCCGTCAACTACAACGTGCTCCGGATCCAGAACGGTCTGGGTGGGCTACTTTACGCGAACTAAACCCGGTTTTTTCCACTAGAAAAAACCTGACCAAAATTAAACATGCAATTGTGGCATTGGCTGCTCTTGCTCGGCCTCGTGTTTTTGATAACTTACAACCCTCGTACGGGAAATATCACCAAATATTTTGGTTCGGAAATATCAGAGGGGCGCCATGACGACGCCCAGAGGCCCCCGCGAGAGGCACAAAGCGATAGCGATTCCGGTGAGCACGGTGAATGATGTTCCCCACTTTTTGATAGTGCACGACAGGCGCTACAAAGAATGGACGTTCGTCACCGGCGGGTGTCGCCGACGAGAGGTCTACAACCCGCTTCGTTGCGCGGTTCGTGAACTCGAAGAAGAAACACGAGGCATGATCAATTTGAAAAGGGGGTCTTACTCCTATTTCAAATTCATCACGAACACCCCCGAACCACGAGACATCGAGGACGGGGTTGACGTAGTAAATGTGTACCACGTGTACATATTCGACATGCCCATGACGTCGATCGAGCACCGCCATATCGTCAAGCGGTTCCTTGAGGAAAAGGACAAGATGGAAGGGGCACAGGTTCCTTTTCGTAAGAATTACGATGAGAATGACGATTGTAAATTCGAGCCACTCGCGAACATCGCAAGCCGTTCGAATCTATGGCCCATGATTCGTCAGCACGTCCTAGGGAACCCAGAGTTCACACAGGCTCTCGGTACACACAAAACCCCTTTCAATTTGAGAAGCTAGCGCGGCTGCGTCGCGTAAATAAGTCCTCCAGACTTACTAATGACTCGATCAAAACTCGAGTTTGCGACGATACTCGCCAGCCTCAGGGCGGACGGTTCGGATCCTCAGAAACTTGCGAGTGAAATGTCCCTTCGCCGATTGTGTTACGAAATTGAAAAGGCTGAGGCGGTCCAAGAGGCTGCGGCGGCCGAGGTGCCGCCCGCTGCCGAACCCAAAAAGAAAACGTACCGCATCAAGCCATTCTGGGCGTTCCTAACCTTAGAGAGTTCAGACGAAGAGTAAGTAAGTAAGTAATGGATCGGTGGCGGATTCCGAGTGGTCCCGCGACCCATGTCCTTATGGACGGTGGGATCCTGTCCGTGCCGACTGAAGACACTCGAGAGTTCTATCAGTCTTGTGTGGACCTCGTCAGAGGATCGAAATTGTATGTGGTCGAACAGAAGACTGATCATTTCAAATTTTTCGTGGACCTTGACTACAAGGCTCAGGAAAAACTCAAGGATGAAGATCTCATCCAATTTTGTTCCATAATTGCGGAAGAGGTGGACGGAGGCCAGTGTCTCATCGCTCGGGCCTTTCCTCGACCCGTCAAAGAAGGTATAAAATCTGGAGTTCATATTCACTGGCCCGACCTGATCGTGACTCGGACCCAGGCTATGAATTTACGAACAAAAATCATTCTAGGTCTGAGTAGGTACCATGAATTTGACTGGGACAAGGTGGTTGATGCGTCCGTCTATGGAGGGTCGGGTCTTCGCATGCTCTGGTCCCACAAGAAGCCGAGTGGAGACCCGTACTTGCCGTGGCGCGGCACGGGACCTGACGGCACCTTCACGCGTGAATTTTCAAAGGAACCTAGTGCCGAGATCATGGCTCTGTTTGCCGTCAGGACGAGTGAAGACGCACGGCCCCAGGAGGTGCTCGGTCAGACTGGCCCTCTCGAGGAGTACATTCAGCAGTACATGATGGGTCAGCGGCGTGCGCGCGTCAAGAAGGTTCAGAGACACGAGCACGACGGGTGGTTTGTCCAGACGGATTCGAAGTTTTGTGAACGCATCGGAGACGAACACAAGTCGAACCACGTCTGGTTCTCTGTATTTGATGGTAAAATCCATCAGCGGTGCTTCGACGAAGAGTGCACCGAGTTCAGAGGCGAAGACTATATTCTTTCGCCATCATTAGTAGAGCAACTCAAAGATGTTGCTATTGTGGGTAGTCCTACTGGCGGTTTTCTTATGGATGTTTTTCCCAATGTCGCAAGGTCGTCGCTTTGTCGCTTATGAAAAGCGCGTCCATGTGTACTCGGGTCTCGACGAAGCCACATGGAAGGAGTTTCTTTTTAACATGAAGACGTTCGAGTTCCACCTTGGAACTGCCAGCATCGACAAGTCGGCCGCTGCCCTATATGGAGCCATCGAGAATATCAGGAACCTGGGTCTTTTCGTGGAGAGAGCCGATGATTCCAATTACGCCGAGGAGCTCCAGATTATCGCAGCCGAACTCGGTTATGAAGGTGAATACATGTTGAACCAAAATGCAATGGCCCGTGGGTTGTACTTCTTCCCCAAGTACTTAAACGAAACAACCAAAGACTACGCAGAAGATGTCGTTCCGGACAAATTCCCCAGACGTCGCGGTGACCAGTGAGCCGCCCCGGACGCGATCAGGTCGCGTCTCCAAGCCCCCTGTCCGTTATGAGCCCATCGAGCAAGTCGAGGACGATTACTCTGGAGACGAATACGATTCTCACGAGTCTGATACGTGCGACGACGACGTGATCGACGACGACGACGACGACGAAGACTCAGATGAAGACTCGGATGCAGACGACGACGGCAACTTGGATGGTTTCGTAGTACCAGATAAAAGCGAGAGTGACGAAGAGGGTAGTGATGGAGAACCTCCCGTTCCTAAAGCA